CATAGCCGAGCACCATGGCCGCGACCTGGGTGTCGAAGATCGGACGCGGAATGAGCTTGGCACGATGCCAGACGATTTCGATGTCTTGCCGCGCGGCATGGAAGACCTTCATGACCTTTTCATTCGCCATCAGCGCGAAGAATGGTGCCAGGTCGATGTCGGGTGCCAGGGCGTCGATGACGACCGCCTCGTCGGCATTGGCCATCTGTGCGACGCATAGCAGCGGATAATAGGTGGTTTCGCGCAGGAATTCGGTGTCGACGGTGACGAACGGATAAGACGTCATGCGCTCGCATACGGCGGCCAGTCCGGCCGTCGTGGTGATCGGGTGCACGGGCAGCGGGTGCGCGATGAGCGTAGCAGCGGAATCCATCGGTGCATCCTAGTGTCGGCCCAAGGCGCGGGGCTGGCAAGTCCCGCCCCGGACGGTGCGGCACGCAAAAATAACGAGGCTAGACGCTGCGGGCACCGCCGCGGACCCGCCCCATCAGGATGAATTCCCACGGGCTCGGCATGGCGCCGACCGGGACCTCGATCAGGGTTGGTCCATCGCGCCGCGCCAGCGCGCGCCGCAGCGCGCTCCGCAATTGGTCGGGCCGTTCGGCACGCATCGCGGGGGCGCCGAAGCTTTCGGCAAATTTGACGAAATCCGGATTGGCGAGATCATCGGCAATCAGGCGGCTGCCAAAGCGTTCCTGCTGAATGCGCCTGACGTTCCCGAAGGCACCGTCGTTGAACAATACCGTGACCAACGGAATACGGTGGCGGATCGCGGTCGCCATCTCGGTCGCCGTGAACATGAAGCCGCCGTCGCCGCTGATCGCCAGCACCGGCACGTCGCGCCGGGCGTCCTGCGCGCCGAGCCCGGTGGCAAAACCATAGCCGAGATTGTCCTGGTAGCCCGGCGAGATGAAGGTGCGCGGCCGATAGGCCGGAAACGCCAGCCGCGCGGCAAAGCCAAGCTGCGTCACTTCGTCGATGAAGATACCGTCCTCAGGCAATTCCGCGCGGATCGCGGCCAGCAACGCCAGTTGCGGCGCAAGCTTGGCGAGACGCTTGTCCATATGCGCGTGCCGTTCGCGCATTTCTTCGGTCCGCGATGGCCGCTTTGCGGCATGCGCGGGAAGCACGTCGAGCAGACGGCGGAGGATTGGCGCCGCGGGTCCGATCAGCGCGACCTTGGGTTTAGTAATGCGTGCGGGTTCGTCCGGATCGGCGTCAATGCGAATGACCGCAAGATCGCGATCGTAGCCCCAGTGCAAAAGCGGCATGTGCAAATGCGTACCGATGGCGAGCACGACGTCCGCCTCCGCCCACAGCTCGCGGCCGAGCGGTAAGTTCACCGACAACGGATCGCGATCGTCGATGACGCCGCGTCCGCGCCGATACGACATGACGGGCGCTTGCAGGAGATGAGCGATCTGCGTGACTTCGGCCGATGCATCGAGCGCGCCGCCGCCGACCACGATCAACGGCCGCTTGGCGCCGCCAAGGCGTTTGGCGGCGGCTTTGATCGCATCGTCGTCGATCGGCGGCACGCGGAGCGGCAACGGCGCGACGGCGCGCACCGCGCCGGTGCGTCCCCACATATCGATGGCGCATTCCAGCGCAGCCGGGCCGGGACGGCCGCTGAACATGGATTGAAACGCTTTCGCTACCAGCCGCGGCGCGTCGCCCGGTGTGCGGATGCGTCCCGACCAGTCGACCAGCCGCGCGACGATGCCGGCCTGATCGCCGATCTCGTGCAGATGACCTTGATTCCTGCCGATGGCGTCTTCTGGTATCTGGCCGAACAGCGCCAGCACCGGCGCGTTGGTGCCGTAAGCGGTGAGAAGGGCGGCCGCCGAGTTGAGCAAGCCCGGTCCGGGAACCACGCAGTAGGTCTGCGGCCGCCCGGTTGCCAGCGCGGCACCCAGCGCCATATAGCCGGCGCCCTGCTCGTGACGGGTATGCACCGTGCGGATTTTGCCGGTGTTCTTGGCGAGCGCATCGAGGAAGTCGTCGTTGTGGATGCCCGGGAGTGTGTAGACGGTATCGATGCCGTGGGCGTCGAGTGCACCGACGGTCGCCTCGGCTGTCGTCATTTGCGTAACGGGAGCGAGCGGTTTTTTGCGTGGTTTTGTCTTGGCCATGCCGCCTTATCCGCCGATCCGCGGCCGGCGAAAAGGCCCCAAGGAATCGATCTGGAATCGCAAAAACAGTCGCCTTGACAAAGGCATTCGCGCATGCGCTTTCCGCGTTCCGGCTGGGCGATCGCCACGACAGCCAGCGTCCGACCGCGGGAAACCAATACGAATGCACCGCTATCGCAGCCACACGTGCGGAGCCCTCCGCATCGGCGACATCGACAAGGAGGTGCGCCTGTCCGGCTGGTGCCATCGCATCCGCGATCACGGCGGCGTGCTGTTCATCGACCTGCGCGATCATTATGGCCTGACGCAGGTGGTGGCCGATCCCGACAGCCCTGCGTTCAAGGTGGCCGAAACGCTTCGCGCCGAATGGGTGGTGCGCATCGACGGCAGAGTGCGCCGAAGACCCGAGGGAACCGACAACCCCGAACTGCCGACTGGAGCGATCGAGGTCTACATCCGCGAAATCGAAGTATTGGGACGCGCCGCCGAACTGCCAATGCCGGTGTTCGGCGATCAGGAATATCCGGAGGACGTCCGCCTCAAATATCGGTTCCTCGATTTGCGCCGCGACCGGCTGCATCAGAACATCATCAAACGCGGGCAGATCATCGATTCGATCCGCCGGCGCATGAAGGAGCAAGGCTTCTTCGAATTCCAGACGCCGATCCTGACGGCGTCGTCGCCGGAAGGCGCGCGCGACTATCTCGTGCCGTCGCGGCTGCATCCGGGAAAGTTCTATGCGCTGCCGCAGGCGCCGCAGCAGTTTAAGCAATTGATCATGGTGTCGGGATTCGACCGATACTTTCAGATCGCACCGTGTTTTCGCGACGAAGACGCACGCGCGGATCGTTCACCCGGCGAGTTCTACCAGCTCGATCTGGAAATGAGCTTCGTCACCCAGGACGACGTGTTTGACGCCGTCGAGCCGGTGATCCGCGGCGTGTTCGAGGAGTTCGCCGGCGGCAAGCCGGTGACGGCGAAGTTCTCGCGCATTCCTTACCAAGAGGCGATCGAAAAATACGGCACCGACAAACCGGATTTGCGCAATCCGATCGTCATGCAGGACGTTTCGGACATCTTCCGCGGCTCCGGGTTCAAGATTTTCGCCCGCATCCTCGAAACCAGTGCGAAGGGCGCAGTCTGGGCGATCCCCGCCAAGGGCGGCGGTTCGCGCGCCTTCTGCGACCGGATGAATTCCTGGGCGCAGGGCGAGGGGCAGCCGGGTCTCGGCTACATTTTCTTCGCGGCAGACGGCGGTGCGGTCGTCGGCCGCGGTCCGGTTGCCAACAACCTCGGCGCGGAGCGGACGGAAAAGTTGCGCGCACAGCTCGGCCTCAACGACGGCGACGCGGTGTTCTTCGTCGCCGGCGAGCCGCAGACCTTTTACAAGTTTGCCGGCGCGGCGCGGACCAAGGTCGGCGAAGACCTCAATCTGATCGACAAAGAGCGCTTCGAGCTGTGCTGGATTGTCGATTTTCCGATGTATGAGTGGAATGAGGAGGAGAAGAAGATCGACTTCTCCCATAATCCGTTCTCGATGCCGAACTTGCCGGCCGAGGACTTTCTGGCGCTCGATGCCACCGACCGCGACAAGATACTCGCGCTCAAGGCGTTCCAGTACGACATCGTCTGCAACGGCGTCGAGCTGTCGTCGGGCGCGATCCGCAATCATCGTCCCGACATCATGAAAAAAGCCTTCGCCATCGCCGGCTATGACGAAAGTGTGCTGGAGCAGAGATTTGGCGGCATGCTGCACGCGCTCTCGCTCGGCGCGCCGCCGCACGGCGGCATCGCGCCCGGCATCGACCGCATCGTCATGCTGCTCTGCGGCGAGGAGAATTTGCGCGAGGTCGTGCTGTTCCCGATGAACCAGCGCGCCGAGGATTTGATGATGGGCGCGCCGTCGGAAGCGACGGCGAAGCAGTTGCGCGAACTCCATATCCGGGTGGTGCCGCCGGGGCCGGGTTAAGAAGCTTCCGTCGATTTATTGGCCTCGTTACTCGGCCGCAACGGCCCATGGATCCGTGACCGCGGCGACGATGGCGTCGTACTTCTTTGTCATCTGCTTCCATCGCATCCACCGCAAAATGAGACGCAGCTCGCTCAAAATATCGAGCGAGAGCCGGCTGCCGCGACCGAAGGCGCTGGCGATGTGAAACGCCTTGCGTTCATCGCGCCACCAGTGCTCGACGGCCATGACCGCCGCCTCAAGGTCGCGCCCGCGCAACAGGCCGATGCGTGCGGCGAAACGGGCGTGCACCGCGGGATGATCCGGCCCGCGCCGGATGATCCGCTCGACGCGCATCTTGAAATCGTTGATCGCGGCCGCCTCGTCGAAAGCCGCGCCGATCCGGGCGAGCGCCGATGCCATGGCCGGCCGCGGTCCCGCTCGAGCGGTGGCGGCGGCGCGCCGCATACGCTCGCGGTCGCGCAATTCGCGCGGACGATACGCGTCGGCCGGTTGCTCGGCGGGCGGCATGGGAGGTCCGTTACGTGTGGGGTGTCACGCGCGATGTACCTAAATCAGTGACAGTAGTCAATGAAAAAGTAACGCGGCGGCGGGGCGCAGGCGCGAATCGGGATGCGCCGGCGAGTACCGGCCGCAGCACAACCGCCGCCGATGCGGCGGCATCGGCCGGATGGTTGATTCTTTAAAAGGGAGGGCGGCTAACTCAGAAAAGCTTGAGACAGCACAGCACTTTGCCGACGACTTCGAGATCGTTGAGCGGTGTCTCTTCACTTGGATGGTTTGGATTGTCGGAAATGACTTTCACCCGCGTCGGCCGCGACGAGCGCAGCACCTGCAGGCGCTTGACCACAATACTCTGGAAGGTATCGCGGATCGCATAAAGTCCGTCCGGCGTCGGTGTCTTGTGCCCGGTATCGACGATGACGCGCTCGCCCGAGACGATCGTCGGCGCCATGCTGTCGCCGGTCGTTTCGATGACGAGCAGCCGGCCGGGCAATGTATGCAACTGGTCGCGGACGAAATTGCCCGGAAATAGCCAACCTTCGCTCTTGAGCGCATCGGCGTGGCGGCCGTCCTTGCGCAGTTCGCGCGCCGGGACGCCACCGCCGCCAAGGCCGGCGCGGGTATCGAGTTCGGGCACCTGTCCCGGCGAGGGGCCAAGCGGCTCGTCATGCGGCGCCTCTTCCCGCAGGACGTCGCTTGATTCGAGGTGGCTGCCGCCGGTACCCGGATAGCGTCCCCACAAAAGAATCTGCTCCGGCGAATAGCCGAGATGTGCGCCGAACGGCTTGAGATGATCGAGCCGAAGCCTGATCAGGCCGTTCTCAAGTCGCGACAGCTGTTGTTTGGAAACGCCCGAGCGCTTGACCAGCTCGGAGCGCGACATGCCGCGCGCCTCGCGCGCGTAATAAAGCCCGGTCATTTGCCGGGACGATCGGGATTTTCGCGCCATGTACGCGGAATTGTCACCAAAACGGTGCAGACCCGCTAGTGTCCAAACCTGTGACTTGACGTCGCTAAAAATAGGACTAATATCATAATCCGTGACGGCGCAGAGGGCGTGTCACGCGATTTCTCTTTTCACTGCTGTGGATGAACGAGCGCGCAACTCTTTGGGAGTCGCACGAATGCACGGCCACGTTTGGAGTTCCGATCAGATCGACGAACTTCGGCGCCTATGGGCGGGCGGCGTCACAGCCGAGGCGATCGGCGAGCATCTCGGCGGCTTGTCGCGCTCGGCGGTGCTCGGAAAAATATTTCGGCTGCGTCTCGATCAGGCGCGATCGGACACCGCGCCGACAACGGATGCAGATGGGCGCGCAGCAAAGCCGGCGCGTCGCCGACGCAGTCCGCGACGCAAGAAGCCGGCGCCACCGCCCGTCGTCAAAACGCGCCTCGGCGTTCTTGATTTGGAGAACTGCCATTGCCGATGGCCCATCGGACGGCCGGGCGCCGGACGCGTTTTTTTCTTCTGCGCCAAACCCGAAGCGGACGTGTCTCGCGGCATCCCGTATTGCCCGGAGCACATGCGGCGCGCGTACGACGTGTTGCCCGGCACCGCCGCCAACAAAGAGGTCTGCCGCAGCAAATCCGATCCGGTCGTTTCAACCGGCAGCGCAGGCGTTGCCGCGCTCCGGAAAACTTGAGGACATCGCGATGCCATCAGACAACGAAAGCCCGCTGGCCGCGCGGGCGGCCGAAGCGGCGCTGGCGGAACTGCGCGGTGAACGCGCCGGTATTCTCGGGGCGGTCGGCAATTCCGATCTGCGGCGAGCGACACGGTTGGAGCGCCGTGTGCCGGCTCGCTGGTCGCTGTTGCACGTGATGGAGCGGCTCGAAGAGTCGTTCCGGACCCTTGCGCGACTGCCGATTTCGACGCGGCCCCGAGGATACGCGAATTCCATGCCGTTTCACGTTTACGACCGCGGCGATCTCAACGCGCAGCTTGAAACGTACGAGCTTGAAAACATGGCCCGGCTGCGCAACCGGGTCCGCATTCCGCCGTCGCCGGACGAAATCGAACGCATGGAGGAGGCGCTGCGGTGGCCGATGCGCTATCTGGCCGGCGCCGAATTTCATCATGTCGCCCGCGCGGTCAATCTCGGCTCATTGTGGGCGGCATTCGACGCCGACGTCGACAAGCGTTTGAAGCGGCTCGGAATCACGCGGCGCACGTTCAACGCGCGCAAGCTCCAGGGCCTGCGAATCATCGCTCGCGAGCTCGTGCGGCATCGCGTGCCGATACGATGAATGCCGAGAAGGCGGCGGCCGCGGGCGCGCGGCGCGAGGCCAAGGGTCGTGCGGCGCTGATGGCGGCGTATCGCGAGGGTCTCGGGCTGGTGGCGGTGGCCGCGATCCGCGGCGCCGGCAGTTTAAGGATCGCCATGGTGGAGAGCGGCGGCGGCGAGCGGCTGTTGGACGCCGGCGAGATGCTCGACGGGGTTTGGTGGTGCCGGCGGGCCGATCATGCCAAGCGCATCGTCAGCGCGGCAAACGCGCGGCTGCGCCGCCGCCAATCCCGTGACGACGTGGTCGCCGTTCTTGCCGCCACGGTAAAACAGCACGGCATCGCGCTTTACTCCGACGAGGAGGTATCTCGCGAGGCGGCGCACGTGATCGCCCGCGTCGAAGTGCAGGTCGAAAGCTTCCGGCGCGACGGCTGCCTGAAATCGGTAAATCAATCGTACCGGGCGCTGCGCCTGGCGGCAGCGGCGCGCGGCGAGAAGGTGCCGCCGTTTGCCGACTGGTTCTGCAGTTACAAGGCACGGCTGGTGCGCGAAGTCGCGCAGACTTTGCGCCAAATCTAAGAACGCCAAATCTGAGAACGTCATGTTTTTAGAATACCGGGTCTGAGAATCAACCGAGTGACAGGGTGGGTTGCGACCGGTCGGTGGGTTTTCCGCACGCTCCAACCAAAAATTTTTTGTTCATCAAAATCAATTCCTTGCCGCTGTGATTTTTTATTTTGGCCGCCGCAGCGTTTGACGGCGTCGTTTTTCTCCGGCATCTCTCGCGCCCATGATGGGCCGTGCCGAACTGCGCCCGCCGCTCCCCAAATCCAACGACGTTTAAAAGTGCGGACGCCGCCGCCGTTGCGCGGCCGGCTTTCGCCGCGCGGATGCGGGGCATCCCACAGATGACAGACGAGGTGCGCAGGTGACGGTGACCGGCCGGGTTAAATTTTATAACGAGACCAAAGGATTCGGCTTTTTCACGCGCGACGGCGAAGCCGGCCCTGATGTATTCGTTCATCGCACGGCGCTGCCGCCCGAAATCAAAATCCTCTACGAAGGACAGGCGGTGAGCTTCGAGGTCGAAAAGACCACGCGCGGCTTAAGGGCGACCAATATCGCGCTTATGGAGTAGCCAGCGAAAATCGATCGTTTTCGTCGCGGCGTCGTCCAGGGAGATCATCGCCGGGGAGAACGTCGAAGCGAATGGAAAGCCAGAAAGAGTCGTCGTCTTCGGAGTCGTCTTCGGAGTCGTCGTCTCCCGCAGGGCGGGGCTTTCAATTCACGCACAAACAGATCGAAGCAAAAAAGCTTCTGCAATCGGCGCAGCGGCATACGCTTCTGGTGGGCGGCTCGCGATCGGGCAAGACCACGCTTTTGGTGCACGAAATCGCCGCTCGCGCCCTGAAGGCCGATCATTCCCGCCATGCCATCCTGCGGCTTCATGCCAACGCGGCGCGGACGTCGATCGCGCTCGATACGCTGCCCAAAGTATTCAGGCTGTGGTTTCCCGGCGACCGGCTCAAGCGCCACCGGGCCGAAGGCTATTTCTCGCTCGACAACGGTTCGGAGATCTGGATCGGCGGTCTCGGCGACCAGGATCAGGTCGAAAAGATTCTCGGCAAGGAATACGCCACCATCTTTCTCAACGAGTGCTCGCAGATACCGTATGCCTCCGTGCTGGTGGCGCTGACGCGGCTCGCGCAAGTGGTTGACGATCTGCCGCAGGCGGCATTTTACGATCTCAACCCGACCAACAAGGGGCACTGGACCAATATATTGTTCGGCGACAAGCGCGATCCGGTGTCGCGCCAGCCGCTGGTCCGGCCGCACGACTATGCGCGGATGTTTCTCAATCCGCGCGACAACGCCGCCAATCTCTCGGCCGAGTATCTGCGAAGCCTTGAGGCCTTGCCGGAACGGCAGCGGCGCCGGTTCTACGACGGCGTTTATATCGACAATGTCGATGGCGCGCTGTTCAGCTTCGAGGTGATTGCGCGCTTTCGCGTCGACGCGTTTGCGCTGGAGCGCAGCCGCCGCGTCGTCGTCGCGGTCGATCCGTCCGGCGCCGCGGGCATGGACGACCGAGGCGCCGACGAGATCGGCATCGTCGTTGCGGCCAAAGGCGACGACGGCCACGCTTACGTGCTGGCGGATCGCTCGCTGCGCGACGCGCCGGCGGCGTGGGGCCGGGCCGCCGTCGCCGCCTATCACGACTTTCGCGCCGATCGAATCGTCGCCGAGGAGAATTTCGGCGGCGAGATGGTGCGCTTCGTCATCCGCGCGGCGGATGCGAACGCGCCTGTGCACGTCATATCCGCGTCGCGCGGCAAAGCGCTGCGGGCGGAGCCGGTGTCGGCGCTTTATGCGCAGGGGCTGGTGCATCACGTCGGCCGCTTCGCCGTGCTGGAGGAGCAGCTTTGCGCCTTCACAACGGGCGGTTATCGCGGTGAGGGCAGTCCCGATCATGCCGACGCGCTGGTCTTCGCCATCACCGAGCTGATGTTGAAGGAGAACGCGTCCATCCTGGAGTTTTACCGGCGCCAGGCGAAGGAGCGGGAGAGCGAGAACCGGCCAGCGCTTGTGAGCGCACCGGCGGTTCAAAAGATCGAGGTCCCGGCGCCGATACGTCTGCGCGCGCCTGTCGGTATTTCCGGCGTGCACGGCATTTCCGGCGCGTATTACGTCGTCGGCGCCGATCGCACCGTGTGCGTCGACGTGGTCGATGCCCAGGCGTTGGCCGCTGCGGGTTTTGAATTCGCCGGCGCCGAGGTGAAAGAATGAGCATTTATGGGACAAAGATCGCGACGAATATCCCGAAGGCGCCGGACGTCCGCCCGAAAATTATGAACGTGCTCTCGACGCACCTCATCCGCAATTCAACCCGACAAAAAGCGCAACACGCATGACCGACCAGACCATTGGCGCGGGCCGACAGGCATTGCCGCCTTCGCCCTATCGGATTGAGGTCAGCTACGGCACGGGCGCGGGAATTGCGCGCGGCACCGGCGCCGACTGGTTCGGGCCGCTCGATCCGCTCAAGCCGATTGCGCCGGCCGACATCGCCGGCCGCCGTTTCGACTTCCCGGCCGGCTACAATCTTAACACGCGTCCGCGCGCCTACGAACCGATCGGCTTTCACGAATTGCGCGCCTTCGCCGACGCCTACGATCTGCTGCGTCTCGTCATCGAGACGCGCAAGGACCAGATGGAGCGGCAGCGCTGGCGCGTTCGGCCGCGGGCCGCCTCCCTGACCCTCGCGCGCTCGCGGGGGAGGGAAGGACGGGGGCGCGAAGGGACCGCGCTTGATGCCGAGACCCAGGCGCGCGTCGATGCGATCGAGCGCTTCTTTTACAAACCGGACGGCGTGACTCGCTGGAAGGCATGGCTGCGCGCGCTGCTTGAGGACATGTTCGTGATCGACGCGGCGACGCTGTACTGCCAGCGCACGCGCTCCGGCCAGCTCTGCGCGCTGCAGCAGCTTGACGGCGCCACCATCAAACGCGTGATCGACGATTGGGGGCGCACGCCGCTGCCTTATCGCGATGCTGCCGGTGCCGTGGTTTGTCCCGTCGCCTATCAGCAGGTGCTGAAAGGTTTGCCGGCGGTCGACTATTCCGCGCGCGACATTATTTATCGGCCGCGCAACGTGCGCGCCCACAAGGTCTATGGCTATTCGCCGGTGCAGCAGGTGTTGATGACCGTCAACATCGCGCTGCGGCGGCAGCTCTGGCAGCTCGATTATTTCTCTGAAGGCTCGATCCCGGACGCGCTGATCGGCGTGCCGCAGAGCTGGACGCCGGACCAAATCAAGCAGTTCCAGGATTATTGGGATACCGAGTTTGCTGGCGACCTGGCGAAGCGGCGCCGCGCCAAATTCGTGCTTGGCGACACCGCCAGCAAGGTGCACCAGACCAAGGAGCCCTCGCACAAGGACGACTTCGACGAGTGGCTGGCGCGCATCATCTGCTTTGCGTTTTCGGTACCGCCGCAATGGGCGGTGAAGGTGATGAACCGCGCCACCGCCGACAACCACTCGGCGCAGAGCGAGGAGGAGGGTCTTGAGCCGACCAAGGCGTGGGTGAAGGATCTGATCGACGAGATCATCGCCGAGGAATTCGCTTCGCCCGATTTCGAGCTGCACTGGCTCGACGAAGACGCCGATCCGGCGCTGACGGAGAGTGCGCTTGAAGGCCGCGTCAAGCTCGGCGCGCTGACGCTCAACGAGATGCGCGAGCATCTCGGGCTCGATCCTTACGCCAACGCCGCCGCCGACCGGCCGATGGTGCTGACCCCCACCGGCTACGTGCCGATCGAGGCGGGTGCGGGCGGGGAGGGGGCGAATACGTCGAGCATGAACGCGCAATCCAACGCGGTCGTGGCGAAGCGTTCCTTACTGAAAGACTTCGATCCCGATCAGCCGCGCGTGCCGGCCGGTAATCCTGACGGCGGGCAGTGGACGAGCGGGGGCGGGGCAGCCGAGAACCAAGACAATGGCAATACGAACACAGTGGCCGCCGCGCGTCCAAAGCCTACCGAACTAGAATGTGACGCTCAGTACGAACGTGATCTGATAATTTGCAGAATGCTCCGCTCATCGGCATGCTATGGTCAAGCGATGGCGCGCTACGCGGCGTGTATAAGTGGTCGGCCGATTCCGTCACTTAATTTTTGAGGCCATTTATGATCGTCGCTCACCGATCGCTGACACTTCGGCAAGCGCCGACAGATGTTGACGTCTCCGTGCGTATTTTCTCGCCGGAGAACAGCGATGATCAGTGGCGCTGCGAATATGAGATCGATTGGCCCGAAGGCACGCGAAAGGCACAGGCGGCGGGCGTAGATTCGGCTCAGGCGCTTTTCTCAGCGCTGGCAAAGGTCGGCGCTGAGATCTACACAAGCGATTATCATAAGTCAGGCAAGTTATCGTGGAATGAAGCGGATGGTGGCTATGGATTTCCTGTGCCGCAAAGTCTTAGGGATTTGCTGGTGGGCGACGATGCGAAATTTCTTTGAATTAAGCCTTGAGGATGATTCGCTATTTGAAAAATAAGAGATAGCCGTGACAAGGTCGGTAAAAATCGCTTCGCCGAGCGATCGACTCCCTATGTTTGTAAAACGTATGGCGTTCGAGTAGTCATCGTACCGGACAAAATTTCTGCAAAGGGATATCGGGTTGATACGGCATTTCCGCGAAATTTTGATCGGTGACGAGATGCTAAACTTAAAGATGGATATTTATACCGCGACCACTGGGATCGAAATGACGATCAAGTGGTCCAATGAGGACGAATATCAACTCGGAAAGCAATTTTTAAAGGATATGGGAGCCGGTTGCGGTCCGCCCGGTGAAGTACGCGCTCGTGATCAGAAGCCAGAATTTTTCTATTTGGAGAACGAGCAGCAATTGGAAGCTCTGTTTAAGTTTATGCAATCACTGAAGGAAAAAAGAGAAACTTAACAGCGCGAGCGCGTTCAATACCTAAAAGGGCTTCCGCTTTGCGTTTTCGGTACCGCCGCAATGGGCGGTGAAGGTGATGAACCGCGCCACTCCCCTACCTTGCGCTAGCTCGCTTCTAAGCTTCACGATGATACTACTAGCGGAAGCTCGAAAAGAGTATCATTCTGTCGCGCTTTCCCGCTGGCTGTGGGTCTGACTAGCCATGAACCAAACAGAGAGACGATATCCGGGCCCGGTACCAGACGGCGAGACGCCAGTGCTCGAGAATCCCACCTTTGTTAATGCATGCATGTCAGTAGTTTCGGGCCGTGCAGCATCAATAGGCTGGCGCCTCGGAAAGTCTATCCTCACCCGCAGCGATGTTTGGGGATTTGTGTTTCGGATTGACCTCCAATCAAAGCATCAGGTTCAAAGTGCAGAGGTCGGCCATCGGTTCATCTGCTGGAGGGCACAAGAAGACGACGCAGTCATGGGTAGCGCACTAATTCCGGGTCGTAATCTTAAGCCACTTTGAGTGTTTTTCGGATCGCGCAGTGGATGGGCGCGGCGATATCCGGGGGCAGTATTCGAGCCGGCCATCGGTCTCGCATGTCGCTCACGCTCGTGCGGGCTACTTGCTGACCGCGACCGGTTTCGTGCCGATCGAGGCGGGTGCGGAAGCCGCAGCGCAGACCTGTAGCCCGGACAACGCGCCAGCGTTATCCGGGGAAACGTTGTCCGGGAAAGCATTATTCGGGAAAGATTTGCACGCTTCGCGCACTACATCCGCCGACGCGCCAGGCCAGGCGAGCCGTCTTCCTTTCGTGCAGAAATATAGTCCCGATCAGCCGCGCGCGCCGGCGGGTAATCCTGACGGCGGGCAGTGGACGAGCGGGGGCGGTGAATCAACCAATTCCCGCGTCATTTCCGATGCGACGCCCGACAACGCCTGGGTCCCGGGCGCGCAATATGCAGGCGGCATCGAGGAGGGCGAAGGTGAAAACCGCATCGGGGGAGAACCCGTTGAAGCAACGCCTGCGCAACAAGCACGACTAGCGGTCACTGAGGCTCGTTGGCAGAAGGCGATTTCTCAGGTGCAAGCCCTCGATCCAAACTGGAAACCAACTCCTGGACTCTACGAGACCGTTGAGGGGCAAATCACCAACCTTGAAGCCCAAACGCAAGAAGCGCGGAATCGCCTGGCGGAAGTCACTGGTGTCGGTGCCGAACCTGTATCCAGTGGCGGACATCACTACGTACCGCGCGCGCTTTTCGAAAACGAGCAGTTACAGCCCAATACGATGGAAGTTTTTGAAGATGCTAGTTCGGGTCCACTTGACGATAATAGCGTAAACTTCTGGACCACCGAGCACAGGGCTTATAACGATGCCGTCAAGGCCGCCTTTTTGGACTTTCTTACACAGAACGGGATTACTTCGGAGGAAATGTCTCCTAACCAGGCGCGCGAATTTATCAGTCAACTAATTAATTCGAGCGATCCACAAATTCGTGATTTCAACATGAAGATTTTAGAACAGCGGTTACGGTATCTCCTCCGAAATCCGATCGGGCGATGAGGATTGGGCGATGTCCGAGCATAAGAATAACGACCAAGCTGACGTGTTCGAACGTCTTCGCAACCGCGTCAAGGACTTAATGCAGCGCTTCGGGGTACCTGACTCACTTAGCCGAGACGGCGATTATGCGGTTCATGGTGATTATAACGGCCACCCGCAAGTCGTAGTTTTTGTCGGGAATCTAGAATTGTTACGGCCAAAAATTGTCGATGAGCTGCAAAAGGTCATTCGAGAGTTTCCCGGGTGGGAGATAGATGTCACCGTAGCGATCCGTGGGCATTACAGTGATTGGCCCAATATGGGACTGTATATACGCCCCCACGAAATAATCGACGGATTGCAGCGGCAGTATTTTCCCAAGGAGCTACAAAATATCGAATACGAGGGAAGCTCGAAGGGGACCAAATACGACTGACGCTGGCGAAGCGGCGCCGCGCCAAATTCGTGCCCGGCGACACCGCCAGCAAGGTGCACCAGACCAAGGAGCCCTCGCACAAGGACGACTTCGACGAGTGGCTGGCGCGCATCATCTGCTTTGCGTTTGGCGCATGATCCTGAAGAACCGAAGACACTGAACGCGGACAGCAACTCCGCCTGCTCCATTATTTTTTATTTTTTCGGAATGCTGCGGCCGATTGCCCCGCGTTGCGCGGCGCGCGCGCGAGGCACATGCCGCTCGTGAAAATGAACGACAGGAGCCATCCCCCAATGAACGACCTCAACCTCTTTGTGCCGATCACCAAGATCGATGCGGCGCAGCGTCTGGTCTATGGCGTCGTCACCGCCGAAAAGCCGGACGGCGCCGGTGAGGTGTGCGATTACGCCTCGACCAAGCCGCTTTATCAGCAATGGTCGCAGAAATTCGCCAGCGCCACCGATGGCCGCAGCTTGGGCAACCTGCGCGCCATGCACGGCGCCGTTGCCGCCGGAAAGCTTGTCGATATCGCATTCAACGATGACGCCAGGCAGGTCGAGATCTGCGGCAAGGTGGTCGACGACGCCGAATGGCAGAAGGTCGAGGAGGGCGTCTACACCGGCTTTTCGCAGGGCGGCCGCTATGTGAAGCGCTGGCCGGATCCCGATCGGCCGTCGCTGACGCGCTACACCGCAGAGCCGCTCGAAGTGTCGCTGGTCGACAATCCTTGTCTGCCCGAAGCGACGTTCGCGGTAATCAAGGCCGACGGCTCGAGGGAGCTGCGCAAGTTCAAGGCGGTGGATCACGTTACCAATCCGTCATTGCGAGGAGCGGAGCGACGAAGCAATCCAGAATCTGTCGCAAGCCGCTCTGGATTGCTTCGCGGAGCCTGTCATCGGGCCGGCCACTTCGGGCCGGACCCGTTGGCTCGCAATGACGAAGAGACTCTCGCCAAAATCGGCGCGCGCCATTCCAAGGCCGACAAGGATCGCATCAAGGCGATCCACGATCTCTTGGCCAACCTCGATCCCGATTGCTGCCCCCACCCTTACCCTCCCCCGCAAGCGGGGGAGGGATGGGAGGGGGTTCCCGGCGCGAACGTGGAGCCGAATCCGCGCTTCCCGCCGCCGGCAGGCGAGCATGGCGAAGAGGCGGGTTCCGATCAGATGGAGAAGCTTGCCGCCGCGATCGAGCACCGCGTCGAACGGCCGTTGACCAAAGCAATCCATAGCGTGACGGCACGGCTCGACGACATGACGGCACGGATGAAAAAGATCGAAGATCAGCCGCTGCCGCTCGGCTCAAGTTCGGTGCGCGTTGTCGAGAAGCACGAGGACTCGCAGTTCGCCGCGCCCGCTCATCTGCTCGACCGGCCGGGCGCGCTTGAAGCGTTGGCGGAGTTTGCCATCCGCAAGGCGCAGTCGAGCCCGATGCGCGCGATGCCCGGCTTCCGGCCGCGCACGGAATAAAGCGGTTTAACCGCGACGCCAGCCCCGCGCCGGCGGGGTCCAGTTTCTTCAATCGTTGACGCTTGCCGCATTCCCGCTGTCGCGGGAACACGCGGTGCTGCGCCGCTGCGATCATTCAAACAACCCATGCAAACGATAGGACACGACACCATGTATCAGCCCAATCTGCCGCACGTGCTTGCCAAGTCGTCGATGCCGCGCACCGTGCAGGACTACAACGCCGCGCTCGCCAGCGCCGGCGGGTTCCTCCAGGAGATCGAGAAGGCGCACGCCAATCCGCTGCCGGGCGATCCGCTGTCCAAGAGCACATTTTCGGAATCGGGCTCGGCGACGTCGGGACTGACCTATTACGATCTCGAGCTCGGCGCCAAGTTTCTCTATCCGTTGCTCACGCCGCTGCGCAACGAGATCCCGCGCGTGTCCGGCAAGGGCGGCATCCAGGCGAATTGGCGCGCCGTGACCGGCGTCAACACCACCGGATTACGCATCGGCGTGTCGGGCGGCAACCGCGGCGGCGTGCAGGCGGTGTCGACCCAGGATTACAGCGCCGCCTACAAGGGCATCGGCATCGAGACCTCGGTCGACTTCGAGGCGTATTACGCCGGCATGGGCTTCGACGACGTCAAGGCGATCGGCGCCAAGGTCGGCCTCGAAGCCTGCATGCTGGGCGAGGAGATTTTGATCCTCGGCGGCAATACGTCGGTGTCGCTCGGTACCACGCCGACGCCGTCGCTGGCGCCGTCGACGTCGGGCGGTTCACTCACCGCGTCGGCCAGCCCGTACAGCGTTATCTGTGTCGCGCTTTCGCTCGACGGCATCGTCAACGGCAGCATCACCGGCGGCATCCAGGGCGCGATCACGCGCAGCAATGCCGACGGCTCCTCCGATACCTTCGGCGGCGGTGCTGCGGAAAAGTCGGCGAACGCCACGACCTCGATCGCCTCCGGCACGTCCGGCTCGATCGCCGCGACGGTGGCGCCGGTGACCGGCGCGCTCGGCTACGCCTGGTTCTGGGGCGCGGCGGGTTCGGAAGTGCTCGGCGCCATCACCACCATCAACTCGGTGATCATCACCGCGAATGCCGCCGGCACCCAGACGGCGGCGTCGCTCGGAGCGAGCGACAACTCGACCAATGCGCTGGTGTTCGACGGTCTGCTCTATCAGGCATTCAAGTCGGGCTCGAATGCCTATGTTCAGTATCTTTCCACCGGCACCGCGGGCAGCGGATCGACGCTGACCGGCGACGGCGCCGGCGGCATCGTCGAGATCGACGCCGCGCTCAAGAACCGCTGGGACAATTACCGGCTGTCACCCGACACCATGTGGGTGTCGTCGCAGGTCGCCAACAACCGGTCGGCGAAAATTCTTGCCGGGGGCGCCAACGCGGCGCAGCGGTTCGTGTTCGACGCCGACCAGGGCGCGCTCGGCGGCGGCATCATGGTGCGCACCTACCTCAACAAGTTCTCCATGGCGGGGCCGAAGACGCTCGACATCCGGGTCCATCCCAACATGCCGGCCGGCACCATCCTGATGACGTCGAAGACCTTGCCGTATCCGCTGTCGAATGTCGGCAACGTCATGCAGATCCGCACCCGGCAGGACTATTATCAGATCGAGTGGCCGCCGCGCGCGCGGCGCTACGAGACCGGCGTCTATGCCGACGAGGTGATGCAGCACTACTTCCCGCCGTCGATGGCGGTGATCTCGAATATCGCTGCGGGGTAATCCATCCGGGATTGATTCCATGGATCGCTTGCCACGCCTGCTGACTCTCGTGCCGCAGGCGTGGCCGGTGCGCGCGGAGATCGTGAAGGCGATCAACACGCTCGCGGGGCGAGTCGAGGAAGAACAGCAACTGAGGCGCCACGCTGAACTCGCCGCGATCCGCCGTGATTGTGAGCTGCTTGCCGAAGGCATCCGTGAATTTCGCCGGGCACTGCACAAGGCTGGCTTCAATCGCGACGAACCGCGCGTGCCCGCCGGCAATCCCGATGGCGGGCAATGGACGAGTGATGGAGGTAACAACACTTCGGACGATATAAGCGTTTTATCAGACGCGGCGCCCAACAATAGCTGGGTACTGGGTGCGCAATACGCGACGAACGATTCACCGATTTTCGGTCAAAATCAAAGTCCACCGCTTGCGAAACCGCCAAACGTTCCGCAGGAACAGCCGGAAACAAGACAAGCTATCCACGCCTTTGTAAAAGGCCGCCGCTTACTGGGCGGCTGAGGCGGTTTTGGTCGATGAGCCCCTCGGCCTGGCGTTTCTTGCGACGTTGCAAGCGGTTGACTGGCTCAACAGTTATCTTCCTTATGTCGAGGCTTATCTCGGCCGCCCGAAGACGTTGAAAGAGTTGCAGCAGGCCGCATTGAGTCCGTCTGCCGGATATAATATTCATCACATCGTTGAACAAACGCCGGCGGCGAAGGACGGCTTTGGCCCGAGCCTGATTGATTCGCCGGAGAATCTCGTGCTCATTCCGACGCTCACGCATTGGCAGATCACTGCGTGGTATTCGACCGGCAATGAACGATTCGGCGGTCTGTCCCCGAGGGATTATCTGCGGGGAAGGAGTTGGGAAGAGCGATACCGCATCGGCAAGGAGGCGCTGATCGAGTTCGGAGTTCTCGAACCATGAGACAAAACAACATTAAGGACATGCCAGTTCCAGAACTTGTTGATCGATTTGCGGAGATCGCGCTGCAACAAGATAAAGCGCTTTTTGCAGACGACATTAAAAAATTCAACTTGCTGTATCGTCAAATGGATGACGTAAGAAACGAACTGCAAGCCCGCTCTGGAGATCAACGCAGAGCGTTGCTTAAGTTATTCGACCACCCGAATTTACAAGTGCGTCTGAAGGCGGCTGTCACGACCTTGGTCGTGGCGCCAGATGCAGCTCGCGAAGAGCTGCGAAACATTTCGAACTCGCGGCGCCAGCCCCAGGCCGCTGATGCCGGCATGCTTCTTCGCGGTCTCGATGACGGCTCGTTCGTGCCGAAATAAAATGGCCGCCCCGACACCGGCGTCTATGCCGACGAGGTATTTCAGCACTATTTCCCGCCGTCTATGGCGGTGATCTCGAATATCGCGGCGGGCTAAGTCCACCTCGGGCCTTCTCCATGGGTCGCTTGCCACGCCTGCTGACTCTCGTGCCGCAGGCGTGGCCGGTGCGCGCGGAATCGTGAAGGCGATCTGCGAACTGGCAGGTCAGGTCGCCGACGACCAGGTTGCCACTAAGGCTGGAAACGAGGCGCGTGTTCGAGGATGCTGTCACAGGTAAGCTGGCACCTGGGGAACATGGGTGGAACCAGGAACACAAAGCCTATAATAAAGCGGTCGACAACCTTTTGCAGGCGTATCTACGGCAGAGCGGTATCGCCGCGGAAGAAATGACGCCGGAGCAGGCGCGGGATTTTCTTTCAAGGGTAAGGTCTTCGAATAATCCAAAAATAGGACGGTTTAACGAGCGGCTTCGTCCATAGCGCTGATCACAGTCTCTGGGTTTTCCGAATGCAGGCAAGGATAACGCCGAGGAACATGACCCCAGCGGAAGATCGCGAGTACGACGAACAGTTGGACGTGTTTATACGCCTCCGCGATCGAAT